GATTCTATTCCAAATTACTTGCAAATAATAACCCCTAAAAAGTTCATCATCCTTAACGCATTTCTTTAAAATATCGTTCCAACTTTCGCCTCTACTATTTGCTTTGCCCTTATCCTCAAAACCACGACCAAAAATGTAAGTTGATTTTGATTTAACAATAGCGCCGTGCTTTGGCGATTCATTAAAAAGCGACAATAAATATTCTGGATAATTATTTAGCTCGCCATATTCCACATAACCTTTATTTTTCTTTTCAGTAAATACAGGTTGCAAAGCGCGATCAAATTGTAAAACGATATGTTTGTATTGATTATCCATTGTATGTTACAAATGTGTTTGATTGGTCGTTATATTCTGTTGGTGCAAATGTTGTTGAAGGGTGCAAATACATATACCCATTCTCAACGTTATTTAAACCGCTTATATTCGTGTTTGTGCTACTTGCTTGCTCATATACATTATAAGTCCAAAAACCTTCTTCAGCGCCATTAAAACGGCTATTAGTAACCAAAGAAAATTTATTGTATCGCAAAGTAGTTGATATATTAGTTGCTACAAATTTAACAACATCTTGCGTAATTCTATTCGTAAATACAAATAAAAAATAAGGATTAGTTAAAACGCAATTTTGCGAAGCATTAAAATAAACCGTCTGCGTTTGTCCTTTTGTTAAATGTATCATTTATGTCAGCTTAAACCTTACGTTTGAGATATAAAAAAACCCACCGAAACGCTCGGTAACGGTGGGCTAAAGTTTTCATAAGTTATTTATTAAGTACCTGGAGTTTCTAATGCTGATGCAACACCTGAAGAAACAACCAAAAAGTCGTCTGCTTCCTGTGATGAAAACGAAAGTTGATATCCGTTTCTATCGCCCAAAGCCGTACCGCTACCGCCTTCCGCAGTATCTAAAAATAAACCAAATCCAGCTCCATACATTCTAAAAACCCCGTCCATATCTTTTGTACATATCGTAACACGATTTTTAGCTAATGTATTAATAATATTTCTCGTTGTTGCACTACGTGAGTTTAAAGGGAAAGATACCATATGTGTATAAAATATCGTTCCATTTTCAGACGATGCAGTAATGTTATTCGAAGCCATAGCCGTAGCTCTTGGCACTTCAAATTTATAAAACTTTTTCCCTGTATCTTTGGTCATCGCTGTAACCGTTCCAGACGCTTGGGTAATACGTGTAACTCCAGACGCATCGTAAAGCGCTGAATTTTCAATTAAATAAATTGCATCGATTCCGCCGATACTATCTCGGCAATCAATCGCATATCCAGCTGTAATGTCGCAAGGCATAATTTTAAGTTTTAAAAAAAATGGTGGCGTTTATTGCACCACCATTTTTGTAAAGAATATTGTTATTAGATAGAAGATTTAAACTTAACTGTTTCGTTTGTAAATCCTACATTCACGCCGACCTTAAAACTTACTTTCGTGCGTATCTCATCGTTATCTTCTGAATACCAAACACGATAGTTGCTTTCTTCGTTTTCCAAATCAACAGCTAACGCCATATTTGAAAGGCTGATTGCGTAAGCATCACCCGTTCCGTTTAAACCATTTACAGGAACAACCTCGATGTTTGTAGCTGGTAATATAAATGATTGTGCGTTTACATCTTGTGGATTGTAAGAGAACATATTTTTCTCTCTGTATGCCAAGATTAACAAACGATACCAATCGTATCCACAAAATATTTTAACATCGCCCTTCGCCATAACTTCAGCAGGAACGGCTTTGTAAATTCCTTCAGTTGCTGCAATTACATTTGATGCGCTTATTGTTGATATTGTTGCAACACCTGTAAATCCAGAAACGTTACCATCAACAGGACTTCCCGCGTCGATTAATTTAATCAATCCGTCGAACTTTGTAAGATTTGCACCGCCAGAACCTGTAATGTCTCCTTGCCAAATTGCAGTTTCAATTTGAGCGGCTATACGTGCGTTTTTCTTTGCTAAATACGCTTCTAAAAATTGTGCATTTTCAAAAGTAGTATAATTCGAACCCGCCTTTAAAGCTTCTTGCGTAAATTTCGCTTCAAAGTTTTTAACACAAATAGTTTCGCTTACTTGTATCTTTCCTACAGTAATCGTTCTTTGTGTAAAACTTGTCGTTCCGCTTGGACTATAACCGCAATCATCTGCTTGAAATACTGCGTCCGTATCCATTAAAGGAATTTGAACCGCTGATTTTGCTTTAGGAATAACGATACCGCCATCCATAATTAATTGCTGTGTCTTTGCACCAATTACTGCGCTCGTTAATAACGGCTCAATAAGTTGTTTAGTATAATTCGATAATGTGCCTAATGATAATGCCATTTTATTTTAATTTAAATTTTTATGAAAATAATATTGAGTAATCCTTCTTTTTTGTTTCTGTAAAATTGTTTTTAACCGCAACGTCTGGAGTTCCTGTTGGAGTTTCTGCAAGCGTTTTAGTTAGATTCATTAAGCCCTCAATTAATTGAGTTGCCTTATTTAATTTGCTTTCATATTGTGCAAACTTTGTTTCGTAATCAGCAAATTTAGATTCGTAAGATGCAAACTTTTCATTTGTTGCACTTTCTAAACTTGAAAATTTTGCGCTCATATCCATAGGCGCATCCATTGGGGGCATAACTGCATCCTCTGGTATTTCATTTTTTGCTGATTCAATTTCCATTATAGCACCATTTTCACCAACTACTATCAAAGTACCATCACTTAATTTGTGGTCTCCAGCCGGTGCAGGTACTCCAGCAATTGTTACAATCCCGCCTATTTCAAGCGCAGTAACTTCAATTGCAGTTCCATCTTCTAAAGTTGCACTAATCATTTTTACAGGTGTTTGCATTGGCTGAGCTACTAATTCCGCAAACTGCTCTTTTAATTTTTGTAAAATTTCTGTTGCTTTCATATTTTATTATAGATTTAATCTTCAACAATTGAGTTTAAAAGTTCTGAAATCTTTTTTAAAGCGTTTTCTTCGGCGGTAATTGGCTCGACATAGTCAAACAAACCCTCGACGCTAAAGCCTTTGTAATCGCCTTTTTTTATGCTTTGCCACACCTTTTCATTTTCTACATAGAAACTCCCAAACCATGAGCCGTCGGAACAACCTTCAAATCCTTTCATTGGCATAATACCTCTTTCGCTATCTACTAACCAACTTTCAAACATCGTAACGCCTTTTACTTTTTGTTCAGGATCGTGCATTAAATTAACGTGATTATTAAAGTTTTTCTTTGCCCACTTAATTGCTATTGATTTAATTGTTTCCGCTGAAAACTTAACGTAATGCTCGCCAAACTTTTCGTTGTTACGATAAATTAATTCGTCTGCTAACATTAACGGACCAGATACAATTCGTTTTTCTTCGCTGATTATAGAAAACTTATTGCGGTCAATTTGTGCGAGTTTTCTCGATGCCCATTCAACCCCAGCATCGCCACCCCAAGCCAACCACATTAAACGTCCGCAACCGTCCCCGAGTTCTTTTTGTGAGTTTTGGCGATGGCGTTCAAAAGATGACATACGCGAAATAGTATCTCTACTAATCGGCTCGCCATTCGCTAATTGATTCGCTCTTATTTTTCCAACTGCCGTTCCACAATCGCCCCAACCGTTTTGCTCTGCCCATCTCAAAGCTATCTTTGCGTTTTCGCTCGCCTGTTTTGGGTAATCGGTATATGATTCGAATTGCATAAATTTACTGCCAATCGTTCCAAGTTCTTTTATAACGTACGCGTTATTATCATAATGCTTTGTAATTCCTAAATCTTTAATCTTTTGTACTTTTGCTTTGTTGCTACCTGTGGCATAAACCCTACTTTTTGGAATGCCTAAAGTTTCGGCAACTCCTAACATTCCATCAACATCATTTCGCGCTGATATAATATAAACTATTTCGCCGTCTGCGATTAATCGCTTTGCAAGTTCTTTGCCTCTATCCGTGCTCAAAGTATCGTCGTAGTCAATAGAAATTTTAACTCCAGCAAAATGTTGCTCCCACAAACTGTTACAAATTGCAACGGCTTGCTCACTTTCTTTGCCTTCATCAATTACATACTTAATACAACGTTGTAAAAAG